TTCTTCCTCCACGGTTCCTCCTTCGATAAAGGAAAAGGCGGGCTATCGCCCGCCTGATCAGTTCATCAGTGTGCAGTTTTCAGTTAATCGCCTGCGGGTTATGCGCCATAAAAAGCGGAGCGGAACCCGAGGAACGCGAGCGTGCCCGTGCGCGGATAGTACAAGTCCGAAAAGAACACGCCCGCGTGCGACGCGTGGGCCCAGTTGCCGCCGCGATACGGGAAACGCTCAAGACCAGCGCCGTTGTTCAGATAAAAGGACTCGCTGTTATAACCGCTGCCGTCTGCCGGGAAAACCGCCAGCTCTTTCAAAAGCTGTGGAACGGTTAAACCTCCGTTCTGCATGTCTTTGAAAAGGCAATAACGGCTGCTGTCTACTTGATCTGTTAGTGTGGTTGCGAGCTGCCATTTGCTTGCTACGTAGTCGTATTTCAGCGTGTCGGCTGTTCCGGGCGTTACGAGCGTTCCGTCCTGCAGGATTGCTTTCCAGTGGGTGCTGCTTGCACTCATGTCGCATGTTGAAAGCATGCAGTCTGCGTCCGGTATTACCTGAATTTCTCCTCCTACTATCCGGAATCCTGCGCACCATTCGCTCACGTTTCCGTTCAGGTCCGCGATGCCGTCTGGTGCGTTGTTGTGGTTCCAGCTGTTGGGTCCGGAGCCGGTAGCGGTTCTCTGAGTCTTCGGTGGCGTTGCTCCGTCGTTCGCTACTTCCACACCTCTCTCGTGTGGGTATCCGATGTCTGCTCCGTAGTTATTGTTACCTCTTGGCATGGTGCCGTTGGTCTTGCACCACAGTGCGATTGCTCCCCAGAGCGACATGGGGGTAAGTCCCCAGTATTCGCCTTTGGCTCTGCATGCCGCCAGCGCATTGTCCCAGTTGATGGTGTGCGCCGGTCCTTGCATCGGCAGGGAGTATGCTCTGCCGTTTACAATGATGTTGATGTACTTGGAAACGTAAACCTTTTCTTTTTCCGCGTTGTTCAGTTTCCACGCGGGGTGGACGGTTGCTCCGAGTGTGTTGTTCAGCTGGCTGCTTAGGTATTTCGGCATTACGAACATGACGCTCGGCATGCCGATATCGTCCAGTTTTACCGTGTTGCTGCCTCCGCTTAGCGCTTCGACCGAAAGTCTGAAATCGTCAAAATTGCTCATTGTTGTTATCCTCCTTTTCTTATTCTGTTGCCCAGAGTGTGAGCGTGCACAGGTCTATGTCGAACGGTACCGGTGTTCTGGTCATTTCCTCATCGACGACCTCCTCGGTATATCTACGCGCAGGGATTTCAATCTCCGCGACGTACTTCCTGCCGGTGGCTGTTCCGACTACAAGGCAGCCGGTGGCATCAAAGCAGATATCGATGTGCTTCGGGTCGTCCTGCTCGTATCGGGAAAGGTTCAGGGTCAGCTCGTCATCTCCCAGCGTGATCTTGTCTCCGCTGGTTTCACAGGCGATGTGGTTGTTCTCCGCCTCGGGTGTTTTGTAAATGATGTTCATTTCTTACGCTCCTCCATTCTTTTTAATTCATCGTGTGCTTGCTTGGTTCTTGCTGCTATGCACTCGACATGTTCACGGTGTTCTTTGCTTTGCATATTTGCGCCAAAAGAACGGGCGACGAAAGCCTCCCGATTCTTTCGGTCTTCCGACTTGATGATTACGTTCGCCATCTGCTGCCTCTCCTTTCATCGTGTTTTTGCCTGCCTCGCAAATCGGGCAGACTTGGCGTCCCTCCGGCACGTATTCTCCGCAGCAGACGCATGTGTCTGAAGCCGAGTATGCGGCCATGGTTATACGCCTCCCTTGACTCTGCATATCACGTTCACGGCTGTCGCTGCTCCTGTGAATGCCAGCTTGAAGCCGTTCAGCAGCTTGTCCGTTACCCGGAATTCTCCGACGCCTCCTCCGGTCACATTGACCAGTTCGATGTCCACGTAGTAGTCTGTGGTCGTCTTCTTCCGGGTCAGGCTAACCGTTTTAATGCTGTTGTTGAAGGGGTAAGCGCTCGAGTTGGTCAGCGCTACGGGTATTACCTCGCCCTTGACGGCGTCAAGCCCTCTCGAGTTGACCTTTGCCATGCGCGCCGCTTCTGTCGCCAGCTGGTCTGCCGCAAAGATGCCCTCCTCCATGTTGTTGAAATTGGCAGCGTTCTGCGGTGTCCCTTGCTGGATGACGGTTCCTTCGACCGGCGTGTGTGTTATGCTGCCGTCTGGGTTTTGGACTTCCGTGTACCGGTCGTTGTACTCGGTGACGTGGTCTTGCCATATCTTTCGTTTGTATGCCATTGTCTACACCTCCTGTATCGAAAATGTGAACCGGTAAAGCACGCCGTTTTGTACGCTGGCCACTACGACGTTCTCCGATTTCGATGCCCAGAGCTGCCCGCTTGTGTCGTAAAGCTGCACCTCCGAGATGGTTGCTGCGCCTGTCGTGTTAATCGTGAAGTAAACGGCGACGCGTCCGTCTGATAGGATTTCTCGCTTGTGGATTGGCATTTGGTAATATGTGCTTCCTATCTTGTACTTCGCGTATGCTATGGTGCGGTCGATGTGTGCTTTGAAGCTGTTTGTTGCCGCTGTTGTGAGCATGTTTATCCTCCTTTCCTATAGCCTCTGTTGAGGCGTTCCGCATAATCTGCTTTCAAAAACGAAACCTGCAGCGTCAGGCTCCGCCGTGATTCCAGCCTCCGGTATTCTGCCTTGGATGTTCCGGTATGGGTATGTTCCTGCTGCCCTTGACCGGAACGAGTAAGCCTCCGGTAGCGGGTGTATGTGAATACCGCAGTGCGTCTCGAGGATGATCTGCATTGCTATATGCGATGGCTTTGCCGTTCTCACCAGCTCGATTATCTTCTCGTATTCGAGCGCTCCTCCGACTCCGTCGATGGCGACTTCGATGCGATATTCGTCGTTGTACTCCGTGACGACCGCTGCTCGTCCGCTCGCCCGGTTGATGTATTCTTCCAATCGTGCCGGGTTCATCGGTGCATATTTCCAGCGCTTCGACATGACCTTCTGGCGCCTGTCCTCAATCGGCAGGCTGTTATCTATTGGTATGTGGTATCGCATCTCCCAGTAGAAAAGTCCCCATGTTGCTGTTTTGGGGTGTGCCTGAAGCCTGAGCTCTGCGATGTATGTTCGCGCCTCCTCCATCTCCATTCCCATGACTTCAAATAGCCACTTTGCTGTGTATGCCTTGCTGTAAATGGGGGACACGCTGGCAAGCATGCGCTTGCCGGTTTCTGTTGTGGGGACGCTCATCTGCTCACCTCCTTAAAGCGCCGTGACGGTCCCCGTTACCGGGTATTCGTCATCGCCTATCGGGATGTTAGCTGTGCCTGCGTTCATCGTTAGTCCGCTGTAGTCATTCACGCCTTCGATGCCTGTGAGAACAGCCGCCACTCGGGTGTAGCGCACGGTGTTCTCCTCCTTGGCTTCGGCGTAGTAGATCAGCATGGCTGCTTTGAAAGCGTCCGCGATTTCTGCTGCGTCGTATCCTGCTTCAAGTTCAAGCGTGAAGCTGTAATCTATCAACAGTTCATCCGGCTTGTCTACCGTGACCGTGGCTCCGATCGGGGCCTTGCGCTTTGACCTGTCTCCCGGGCTGACGATGGAGTCGTAAACGTCCGCGATTATAATCGGGCTTGCTGCTGTTCCGTTGCTGTCCAGAAGGATAATCTTCACCGTTCCGGGTCCTTGCCATTCAGGTATAACCAGTGCTGTTCCGACGCCGTCGACCTCCTCTGCCCATCGCTTGTAGTCCGAGTCGTTCCCGACGAAGGATTCACCGGCTCCGGCGTTTGCATCGTTGATTCGCTGCCACAGATCGTCGTCTGATTCTGTTTCCGTTCCTCCAGTCATCGGGTCCGTGTTGGTTATCCCGGTGATGCCCTTCATTGGCGTCTTCATGATTACGATTGCGTCTGCAGCTACGTTTCCGCCAGTTCCGGCTTCGACGGCCTTGGCCAGCACGCTTACTGTTCCGGTCTGGTCGATGTCCGTATCGCTTACGACGGCGTATTCAATGGCTGCTGTTCCTCCGGTTGCCGGTACCGCAAATATAAAACCTGCAGGTATTGTCGTTCCGGGTATGCCAGTTATCTGAATGTATCCGGACGCTTGGTTCGCAGCCTTCCTTGTCAGTCCTACCTCTCCCGCGTGAAGGTCGAGCCATGTTCCGTACGCCCACATGGGGTGCATGAGCTTGATGGCTTCCATTAGCTCGAATTCGAGCAGTTCCGCCTTCTCGTTGGCGGTTGGCTTGGTAAAGTCCCAAGGAAAGCCGCCCTGTGTGTCGTCGATGTCCTCCGGCAGCATGTCCATCATTCTTTTGTGGATTGTCTCGCTGTCTTGCCCTTCCATCCACGCCGGTGGTATAAATTCCGGTCTTGCCATGTTCTCACCTCCTTACGTTTTGTAGTAGGCTGCGAGGCGTATCTCCTCCCAGTCTTTGCCCTTTACCGTAAATTCGCACCTCAGCTCCGCCGGGGAGTGTGTGAATTCAAAGTTCCGGACGTATTCTGTCGCCTTGTTCACCATGAGCGCTTCCGTGATGGTTCGCTCTATGGATGATTTCACGGCTTCGACGTCTGATTGCGCCATGGCTTCCCTCATTTCGGTGCCTATGTCGCTGTTGTATGAAAGGTGCGCCAGCCGCTCTGTCATCACGACCTTAAGGCACCATTGCGCGTATGCTTCGCGTCCTTCTGCTACGGCCAGCTTCCCGGCTCCGTCTCGCCGGAAGTCTCCGAGGCTGTAATCAAAATAAACGCTGCCTTTGTACTTCTGTTCTTCCGCCGGGGTAACCGTTATAAGCTCTGGGACATCGAAGACGGGGAATAGCTGTTTTGTCTGTTCCATTTTCGTGTCCTCCTCTAAATCGACGCGGCGGGCAGAATAATGTCAACCACGACCGCTTCGTTCTGTACCCATGCCACGAGGACGCGGTCGCCCGGTTTCAGCTTCCGCATTTTCTCTGGTATAAGTACGCTGTGTCCATGTTCTCCCTCGTCTGTGTGGCTGTGGGAGCCTGTGCCGCTTTCCTGTGCGTGTTCTCCGCTGGGGCCGTGTGAATGCTTGCCTCCGACCGCTGTGGCCGTCAGAGCCTCTCCTGTGGCTCCAAGCGTGAGCTGTCTGCAGACGGTGTAGTCCGTCTTTGGTATTGGTATGGGGTATGTGTTTGTGAGCAGGCTCATGTCGGTCTGTATCGCTCCGAAATCAAGCAGCAGGGGGCTTGCTCCGCATGCCTTCATTCGTTCTTGGAGGACCTGTCCGAGCTTGTTCATTCCGGGGTTTCCGTTTCCACTCATCGCGTGTCCTCCTTATACTTTTTTCAAATATGCGACGTTCGTCCATGTATTGATTCCTGCTGCGGAGCTGCCTCCGCTCTTTTTCTGCTTCTTGCCGAGCAGCATGCATTTCACTCCGCCCTTTGTGACTTCCTTCCCTCCGGATGTTGTCTGGGTGATGGTGTGATAATAGTCCGACTTTACCCATCCCGGAATGAGGGAGCCTCCCGGGTAGTAGTTGTCTGCCGTGCTGATGATCTCGACAAGGTCGCCGACCTTCAGGTCGCCGGTTGCCGCTTCTGATTGTCCTGTGCTGGTCGTTGCTGGTTTGCTGGTCGATTCGGCCTCCTTGATGTCCATTGACATGGTTCCGCCGCTCGCGTTGTGCCTGATTCCTGTCACGATGTAATATCCGTTCAGGGTTCCGGCTTGAATGTGCACCTTGTCGCCCTTGCGAATAGTGGGGATGTCTGGCGCGTTTACGCTCCGGACGCGGTCTGGCTTTCCTGCGGTGTTTATGATGTCCTGTGCTGCTGCCGTGGCTGCGGCCAGTGTGTCGTCCTCGTCTCTGACGTATATCTGCTGTCTGATTCCGTAGTTCGTCAGACCGTCGACCACGGCGTCTACCGCCTGCTTGCCTTCTGCGTCCTCTTTGCCGACTACCTTCACTCGGGTTACGAGGGTTGTAATGCTCATCATATCCCTTGCGATTTCGACGTTCTTGTCCTCCGTGAAGTGGTATATGGTCGTGTTGCTGCCTTCCGGCAGTACGCTGACCTTTCCTTTGGCGCTCCGGACGATGCAGCTCGCTCCGCCTTTTTTCTTGGCGTCGTCGAGTAGCTGGATGATTATGTCGCTTAGGTATTCCGCTTTGAACAGCGTCTTTGCGTGCGCGATGTCCGGACCTTTGTATTCGCCTATCGGGATTCCCCAGTCGGTGAATATCGCCGTGATTGCCGATTTCGTGCCCGTTCCTGCGCTGTAGTATCGGTTGTCTTGGCTCGCCTGCAGGTTGATCAGATCGTCGTATGCTGTAATGCCTACGATGTTCCCGCTGATGCTGAATTGGGGGTCCCATTCGACTATCTTTCCTCGCGCGACTTCTTCCTTGCCAGTTCCCCAGTCAGCGATTACCGCGATAAGGCATCCGGGCTTTGCGAGGCTCGATAAAAGCTGACCATTGTACGTGATGTTGGCCATGGTGAAAGAAGTCCGAAGCGCCAGCTCCGCTTCTCCTTCTTCCCAGCCGAGGTCTTCTGTTGCTCTTGTGATGTCTATCTCTTTTCCGGCTTCGGTCACGAGCAGCAGCTGGTACTTGATTTTTGAAATGTCTATCATTCCTGCCCGCCTCCTTTAGCTCGGTAGTGTTAATACTTGCCCGGGGCGAATGAGGGAGGGGTTGCTGCCTATGGTGGCCTTGTTCGCGTTATAAATCTCCATGTATCGGTTTCCGTTACCCAGATGCTTCTTCGCGATCGCCCACAGGCTGTCTCCTCCTGCCACGGTGTATGTGTTTGATGTTGGCGGCGCTGGCCGGGTGCCGCTGCTTACGTTGTTGTTTGTGGGGGATTTCGGCTGCAGTCCGAGCTCGTTCACGGTATAGACCATCATGTCTTTGGCTTCCATGAACGAAATGCTGTACTCGTAGTCTCCTAATCCTCCGACCGCTTCGGCGGTGAAGGACTCCAGATATACGTCGTGGTTGATGACCGTTTCCGTTACCATCAGCTTCAGGCGTGTGCCGTTCTTCCTCCAGTTCTCGAATGTGTTTATGATCTCGTTTGGCGCTTTCCAATGCTGCCGCTTGACGTAGCTCGCGTTCCTCCGCTTCGCGCCGGGGAGGATGGTGTTGCTCCAGCCTATGTCTGTGAGCTTTTGCCCTTTCGGGATTTTAACCTCCCCGACGTTTATAATGTCGTAGCTTTGAAACTTTCCGGACGCCTTGAGCTTTACGGAGTTCGGGAGCATCGACAGCGCCACTCTGGTTCCGCTTTTTATATCGGTGATGTAAATGTCCATCATGCTCCTCCTTATGCTTTTACTGGCATGTTTACAAAAATGCGGGCGAGGCGTTCCGCGAGCTCGTCTCCGATGTCGTCTGCCATGCTGCGTATGTGTGCCTTCAAGACGGATAGGATTTGCTCGTCGTCTCCTGCGTTGCCTGTGCCTATCGTAAACTCCGGATTTGCCGAGACGTCTATCTTGATTGTGACTCCGCTGCCGCTGTTTCCGGCTGCTACCGGAACGTCGCCGCCATCATCTCGAATAGCTCCGATGATGCCTCCGTTCGCGTATGGCCGCACTCCCAGCAGTTCGCCTGTCTCTCTCCATAGGTCGATGCCTCGGGTCCTTCTACTTGGCGACAATGGGATGATGCTCTCCGCTCCCGCTTCTGCGACGAGTCCCATGTGCGGTTGTGCGAATATGCCGCCATGAGCGTGTGGTTGGTACCCAGCTCCGCTCTTTGCGTCGCTGTAACCGGCGCTGAAGAAGCCGGTAATGCTTCCCCATACGTCCTTGAAAAAGTTCGGTATTGTGTCTGTGAAAAATCCCTTTATGCTTCCCCATATGCTCGATGCAATTGTCGGCAGCGTTTCTGTGAAAAAGCCGGTTATCGAGTTCCACAGGTCTGTGAAAAACTGCGGTATGGTCTGGGTGAAAAACGGCAGGATGTTGTTGTTCCATACGTTCGTCGCCCAAGTCGGCAGGGTGGAGGTGAAGAAGGTCGTTATTCCGCTCCAAAGTCCGCCGAAAAAGTTCGGGATGTCTTGTGTGAAAAACGGGACTATGCTGTTATTCCACGTGTCCGATGCCCATGTTGGGAGCGTCGATGTGAAGAATGTCTTGATCCCGTTCCAAATCCCGGAAAAGAACGCCGGGATATCCTGTGCGAAAAACGGTACGATGTGTCCGTTCCAGATGTTGGACGCCCATGTTGGAAGGGTGGAAGTGAAAAAGGTTTTAATGCCTCCCCACAGGTTTCCAAAAAATGCCGGGATGTCCTGCGTGAAGAATGTCTCCGCTTTTCCTACCGCGTAGCCTATGGCGTATGGGATTGTCTCTGTGAAAAAGTCTCCGACTCCCTCCCAGAATTCCGTCCATTTCTCCGGCAGTGTCTCTGTGAAAAACGTCGATATGCCGTCTGTTAGGTTTCCCCACCATTTGGGTATCGTGGTTGTGAAAAATCCGCCGACTCCGCTCCAGAAGCTGTTCCATCCTTTGGGTAGCGTCTTCGTGAAAAAGTCCCCGATTGCTTTCCCTGAATTGGATAACCATCCACCCGGGTCGCTTGCGTCCGACAGGGCTTTGCCTGCCTTGTCTCCTCCAAATAGCGCGCCTATGCCTCCGACGCCTGCTCCTACGAGCGCGCCGATGGCCGTTCCTATTCCGGGCACCACGGAGCCTATCAGTGCTCCTGTTCCGGCTCCTGCTGCTACCATTCCGGCCTTTGTTCCGGATGTGACGTATTCGTCCTTAGCTCCTTTGGTGTCTCCGGCCTTGCCTTTGCCTATGCCTTGGAACAGGTCAATTGCTGCGCTTCCAAGTCCCAGAATGCCTCCGATGATGCCTCCTGCTCCTGCTGCTCCTGCTGCTGCGGCTCCGGCTGCCGTTGTTGCTGTACTGCCGAGTGCTCCTCCGACGCTTCCGAGGGTTCCTCCGAGGCCGCCTTGTACTGCGAGAAGCGTTCCATCTGCTCCGATTACCGATGATGTCGAGCCCATAGTCAGCAGTTTACTCAGCCAGCTTCCTGCTGCTGTTAGTCCTGTTGCTGCGGCTGCGCCTCCTCCGGCTGCTCCCGGAAGTAGCAGGGGTGTTCCTGCCGCTGCAGCTCCTCCGGCTGTAAGAAGGGCTTTTGCTCCTCCGGCTCCGAGTGCTGCGCCTCCGGCTGATCCTCCGACGGTCGTCACGATGTCTTTGACTGCGCTTCCTGCGTTGTTTATGGCATTGCCGTATACGTTCACCACGTTAGCTGTTACCGTCATGGTGGTCGTCGTGTATGCAGATGGTGTCGCGCCCGGCACGGTGTTGCCGCTGCCTTTGCTGAATATATTCTTGATGTCTGTCACGAGGCTCTTGGCTTCCTTTACGCCTTTGTAAATTCCGCCGATGAGCTTGCCTCCGAGCACCACTCCAAGAACCGCCACGACCTCTTTGTTGTTACTTGCCCATTCTTTCAGGGCCTCTGTTATTTGCTCTGTGTCAAATCCTTTTTTGAAGCCTGCTAAGAAGCCAGCTCCTACGGATTGTCCTTCGTTGAATGTTTCGCTTACGTCGATTCCAAGGAGCGCCAGCAGTCCCATTCTGATTCCGCTGCCGATTCCTTGTCCTATGCTCGTTGCCTTGTCGATGAAGTATTGCTTTCCTGTGCTGTTCCACCATGCGCTGAAAGGCTCGGCGACTATCTTGTCCCATGCGATTTTGAGCTTTCCCCAGATGTCTGCGTTTGCCCAGTCTTCTCCGCTGGTGAAGTCGTCGATGGTTGCTCGTAGCCAGCTTATCTTTTCGTCTACGGTATCCATCACTTCTCCGATAGCCTTATCGATGGCTGGCATTTTGGTTGTCATCCAGTTTGCAAATTGCCGCAGGTATGGTGCGAGTCTTCCTCCGAGGGAAATCTTCACGCCGTCCATGGCGCTTTTTAGCAGGGTGAACGATCCGGCCAGATTGTCCAGCATGACTTCCGCCATTTGTTCTGCCGTTCCTTGGCTATTCTCGATTGATTCCGCGAGGCTATTGAAGCCGTCGTCTGTCGCGTTCATAATTGCCAGCATGCCGCTCATGGCGTAGCTGCCGAACAGGGTTGATGCTGCTGCCGTCTTTTCGGTTGCGCTCAGTTTTGAGAAGCCTCCGCGTAAATCCCGCATTACGGTCATGAATGTGTTCGCGTTGCCTGCGCTGTCTGTCATGCTCACTCCGAGCTCCTTCATGAGGGCTGCCTGCTCGTCGGTTGGCGTTACCATGTTGCTGATTGCTGTCTTGAGCGCGGTTCCTGCCATGCTTCCTTTTACCGAGGCGTTTGCCATCAGTCCGATGGCTGTACTCATGTCCTCGATGGTGTATCCCATGGCTCCGGCTATTGGTGCTACGTAGGTGAATGTTTCGCCCATTTGGGCTACGTCTACGTTGGTTGCGGCTGCCGCTTTCGCGAGAACGTCTGCGAATCGTGCCGTATCCGACGCCTGCAAGCCGAAGGCGGCGATGGAGTCCGTTACAATGCTGGCTGTTGATGCCAAGTCGAGGCCGTCTGCCGCTGAAAGCGCGAGGACGCCGTCGATACCGGCCAGCATTTGTTCCGTTGACCAGCCTGCCTGTGCCATGTAGGTGAATGCTTCTCCGGCTTCGGTGGCCGTGAATTTAGTTGATCTGCCCATCTCTTTGGCCTTCTCGGTTACGACCACGAGCTGCTCTGCTGTCAATTCTCCGACGGCTTGTACCTTGCTCATGGTTGCCTCAAAGGTCGCGAAGGTGTCTATGGTGTCCTTCAAGCTGACCGTTACGCCTATCACGGCTCCAAGCTGGATCAGTGGGTTCTTCAGCATGTTTATGATGCCTCGGATTGGCGCGGTTGCTTTGTCGAGCACCGACATGGTTATGCTCCATATCTTGCCTGTGATGCCTTTGAGCGTGGTTCCGATTCTGCCTGCCACGGCGCTGGCCTTGTCGACCGCGTCGATGACTGCGCTGAATTTTGTCTTGTTGAATTCGTCCATCCTTGCTTTGGTCTTTTCGATGGTCTTGTCAAATTGCGATACCTTCTTGGTCGCTGATGATACTCCGGGGTCGGTCTTGTCCTGTACCTCGATCGGTATCTCAATTCTGAATGTTTCCGCCGCCATTAGTCCACCTCCCTTCCTTGGTTATCCGCTTCCACCTGTATTCGGGTGGATGCGTACATAAACGCTCGGACGCCGGGCGGTTTTGCCAGCACTTCGTCTGGCGGTATTCCTTGCTTTTGGAATATGTGATGCAGGACGGTCGCCAGTCCGCCTGCCTCTATTAGTTTTTTGCTACTTCCTCAAGTGTGGAGCTGTATCCGCTTATCTCGTCGATTTTGTTCAGTACCGCGTCCTTCTCCCCGGCACGCAGCACCTTGTCTATCATGTCGATGCCGTTCGTCACATTGATCTTCGGCGCTCTCCATGCTTCCTTGTTGTCCCATATCTTCGTGCGGTCTTCGGCGATGGTCGCCTCGTATATCAGGCTGCTGCGGTACCTTGTTGCGTTTGTGTCCTCCGGAAATTTGATTCCCAGCTGCTTGTTGCGGACGTACTTGGTGTTCTTTTCCTTGCAGTGGTTGTATTCTTCCTCCGATAAAGGTCGGACTCGGAAGGTGAAAAGCACGACACCTCCGCGTGCGATTTCTATGGGGGTCACGCTGTCTTCGTCTTCCCGGAAGTCTGCCGCTGCCAGCAGTCCCTTCAGGATGTCTCCTTCGTATGTGCGAAGCTGGGCCTTTTCTTCTTCTTCGGTCAGATCCGCGTCCTGAATGTCAGCGGTCTTTTTGATTTTCTCGTTATCTGCCATTTCGATATCCTCCTATCAAAATAAAAATTAAGCCCGCACCGGTGTCTATTCCGGTACGGGCTAATGTGTTATACTGCTGCGCCTTCTCTTACGCGCGGAGCAGGCTCTGAAGCTCCGGCGGGTCGTTAACAAATAGGCTCCATGCTCTCTTGATGATGTCGCCCACAGAAAGGTTCTGCAGGTCGATGGTACCGGAAGGCACGCATTGTCTGTAAATCATCCGCTGCTCGCTGCCGTTGCGCCCTTTGACCACACCCTGGAAATTCCATGACGGCATTACGCCGGTTTTGAAGGCATCGAAGAGCTCAGAAATGAAGCTCTCGTCTTCGATTACCGTTTCAGTGAAGGTAAGCGTTACGCCGTAAGACTGAAATACCTCATGCTCCTGGGCATCTCCCAATGGTTGGTATTTGGCGTTGGTGACATTGACCTGGGTCTGAAAAGTTTCAACGGTTGCCAGCATGACTCCCTCGTCATTGAAAAGTGCGCCGTCTTTTCCTGTAAGAACTTTTCTTGTATCTATGGGTCCTCTGTTATTAAACATGCTTTATCCTCCTCTCTTAAGCCTCTGGTGCAAATCTGAATTTAAACGCCAGGTATGCCTTTTCGATGCTATCGATGTCGTCAACGGCTATGATGAACCATGCGCTGTCTCCGGCTGGCGGGTTTTGTGGGTCTTCGTATACAATTCCGCCTTCCAGCAGCTTTTTTTCGCCAATCATGGCATTGACTACGCCCTGGGCTGCAGCTATGAAGGTTGCTCTGCCATCGCTGTCGTTATTGACCTTGCCGATTAATGGGTCTGTGGTAGCCACTATCCTGCCCATAAGCTCAAATCTGGTTTTGGTTCTGCGGATCTTTTTCCACCCTGCGTCCTGGTTTCCGCTTGGTGTGATTAAGGTGTTGATTGCGCTTTCGATCCAGATTTGGTCGCTTGCATTAACAGTAAGAACGATGCATCCTTTGGCCAGCGCTTTTTCGATTTGGCTATTTGTCAGCGCCTCTGCGAGGGTTGTAAACCCGCTCACTACTGTGTGGGTTAAGCTGGTGTTCGAAGCTACGGCTGCAATCATGCCACCGATTCTTGCTGCCAGTTTGTACCCATCGTAAAGTTTGCCGCTGATGTCATATGCCGGGTTCAAGACGTAGTGCATTTTCTCGTCGTTGAACGCTGCGGCGTGGCTCATCCTGGTTTCAAGTTCCACCGCTTTTGTTTCTGCTATACATGCCATTGAAGTGGCTCCTGCGAGGTATATCCTCTGGATGAAAGGTTGCACCAGAGCATGTACTGTAGTTTCTTCCGTGTCGACACACAGAACGTTCCATTTTCCTGCTTCCAGGACATTGAATGCTGCGCTGTATTCGGCAGTTGTTACGTTAGGGTTAGTTCCTGCTGTCATAGCAGATTGTGCTATCTCGGCCAGCACCTTGTCCCCGTCCGATACCTTGGTCGCTGTAAAATTCTTGCTGTTGGCAAAGGCAGCGACAATGGCCGCCGGTTCTCCTTCCCCATCTGCTCCTTTTGTGAATTCTACCTTCTCAAATTCCGTGGTGCCTGCATAAATAATGCACTCGCGTTTTTCCGGATTTAGCAAACTGTCTCTGATTGTTGCGCTGAAGGCTCTATCTCCTACGTATTTTGCTGTGATGGTCACGGCATTGGCTGCCGCGCCGTCTTTTAACGTGATTGTTGCTGCTGTTCCTCCTGTGCCTGCCCTTACAGCCTTCACCTTGCTGCATCCACCTGCGAACATCTCAGTGATCGTATCAACGGTCAGCGCTGTTCCAAAGACCGGAGCTACTGCGCTCGCCCCATCAAGGTCGATGAGCTGATTTAGCGGTCCCCAGTTCGCCTTGATAACAGCAGCACCTATTCCGTTTACTGCACCGGCTAACTGTGCCCCACCAGCGTTTTCGTATCTGGTATAAACGCCTGGCCTGGCTTTGGTCTCTCCGATTGTGAATACTCCCGCCATATCACTTGACCTCCTTTGTCAAATATTTTGTTACGATTTTCTTTGCCTCTGTTTTCGTGGCCTTTTCGACGCCTGCCACACGGAAGGCCGCTATAACGCATTCAGGCATTGTCCCTTTTCCGATTACGGTTTCAGATGCTGCTGCGAGCTCCTCGACCGTGTACTCGGCCTCCTGAATTGTCGGTTCCTTGGAGGGGGCTTTCTTTGTGCTTTCGCTCATAGATTAAACCTCCTATTCTTCGTAGTCTGTTCCTGTTAGCTTGTATTCGACCGCATATTCAGCGGTCGGCTCTGGGGTAACATTAACCTTTGTTGTCTCTGCCTCCAGCTTTTCTCGGGGTATGTTTGTTCTCGCCAGCGTGTGCGCGTATTTGGGCCTTCGAAGTATGCCAAACCTCACATTAATTCGCAGCTGTCCTGTTATTAAGTAATCCACCGCACTATCTGCCTTTATGTTCCTGATGAACATTGGCGAAGTGTCCAACATGGTGACTTCTCCTTGAATCGCCAACGTGTCTACCAGATATTTAAGCCAGTGGATCCTTGCCTCTGCTGTTGGTGCGAATATATGACCGGCTATAGTTGCATTCATCCACGCT